CCTTCCTCGGAAGAGGATGATTCACCTTGGCTCTTGGAGTCTCCACCATTGTCCCCCCCATCCTGTGACTTGCCGTCACCCTCACTGTCACCTTCACCCTCACTGTCACCTTCACCCTCACTGTCACCTTCACCTTCACTGTCACCATCACTGTCACCATCGCTGTCACCATCGCTGTCACCATCGCTGTCACCATCGCTGTCACCGCCCGACTCTTCGCCATCTTGTGACTCGCCGGTGCCATCGTCAGAGCCGTCCTGACCCTGCCCGTCTCCCTCGCCTTGATCTCCAACCTCCCCATCCTCTCCATCCTTGCCATCGTTGCCATCCTCTTGGGGTGTCGGTGGCTGTGTGAGTTGTAGAAGTTCAAGGACTTCTTCGGCAACCTTGCGGACGCCTTGGATCGTGCTGTACTTATGAACACCCATGATCCTCTTCTTCAGTGGAAGAAGCATCGCCTCTACATACTCACAGTCCGGATGGTGGCCCCACCCAAGCCGGGAGTTCAAGTACAGGCAATGAATCAACTGCTGAGTAAAGGTGTCAAGGCTCTCCTTGACAAAGCCCTCGTGCAGGCCAGAGAAGTTGACGCCAGAGAAGTCTCTTGACATGACCGTCTCAATCCGTGCATCTTCAAGGGCGTTCAACACACCTGCCCCTCTGTCGCCCCACTTGTGGTGAACGTCACCCAAGGCATTACCCTTGAAAGAATCGGCGACGATGTGGCCAGCCTCATGATCGAGGTAGCACCTGATGGTGTCCAACTCCTCGGCTGTCACTTCCTTGGGCAGGCTTGGGAGATAGATGATTCTCCCATTAGTGCGAGGCCCATGATTGTCAACGACAAGGGTGATGTCCCTATCCGCGTAGAACTTTGCGAGCGTGCTCATTGCCGTGGCTGTGTTGTAAGTAATCGTCATTGGTAGATCTCCTTGATCTGTTTGTTGTGGTGTGTGAAACTTTCACACTCACCATCCGAGGCATGCTCGGACGAGTTCCCGGACATGCTTGAGTTCATCGGGTGAGAACTGCCCCATCACGCTGGAGCAGAACGCAGCCTTAGGATCAACACCGCTGGCACAATCCTGTGCGAACGGGATGAGACTGCGAAGGGTAACTGGGGTACGAACACCATCGGACAGTTCGCCACTGTCAATCTTCCGGGCTTGGCTTCTCGTGCCGCTGACAAACTGTTGCAGTTTGTCGATGTGTTCAGAGGGCACCCCGTAGGAGATAAGAAGGTCTTTCTCCATAGCCTCATCGAGATAGTCAACGGTGAATGCCCGTGTCCATCGTGAGATGAACGCATCGTCCGAGACATTCGCCGATGTGTGCCTGCCGGTGATGTCACCGGTGCCATAGGTGTTGGCCGTCATGACAAAGATCATGCTGGATGGCACCGTTACGCTTTCCCCATTGGGGAGGTCAAGCACGCCACCCTCAAGCACACCGTGAAGGATGGACTGGATCTCTGCCTTGAGATGATCCCCCTCGTCGAAGATGACAACGTGCGGAGCATCCGGAGATGCCGCCTTGCATAGCCTTGGAAGGAGGCCATCCTGCCAGACAACTTCCCCATCCTTGATAGTCTGCTCGCCGAGCAGGGTGTACTCGGTCAGACCCTTGCCACACTGGATGGTCCGACATGGCACGTTCATGTGAGCGCATGCCTGTTGGATGCCTGATGTCTTGCCTGTTGCGGGTGGCCCGATCAATCGGGTCGGTGCTCCTGACAATATGGTGCTCATCACATCGCCGAGGGTGTAGTCAACACTCAGGTCTCCTACGCTGAAGTTACTTCGCCACCCCTTCAGGCAATACTGGGGAGAGATGGACGGCACACCCCAAGGCTCTGAAACTTTCAGGTCGAAGTGATCCATCTCCTTGCCTGCAATGTCAACCTTCCCCGACCCTGTGAAGTTAGGCCCCGAATGTATCGTGACCTGTGGCTTGTTCTTGAGCACGTTGACCTCTTCGATGAGTTCGTCAACACGCTTGGCAAGAACGTCTGCCGCCTCAGCCCGTGATGTCAGGGCGTCGATCTGGTCGGTGATGCTCGATGCCATTGATGGCATTGGCGGAATCACCCGCGTGGTAGGTGTCGCCGGTGCTGGGGTTGGCGTTGTCGATTTGGGTGCGACAAGGCATGAGTGACCGACGCCTTCATGGGTATCACACACATATGAACTTCCGGCCATCACCGGTCCATGCCCTGTATTTTCAAGGCTCGCCCCGTTCCATTCTTTCTCCGAATAGCGACTCGAAGTGCAACGAGCGCCCCCCGAGTACGCATTCGGAAAGCCGCCGTGATCACACCACGGGTGGGAGTGTGTTATAGCATCGGGCATGCTATGGCATATCGCATGGGTACAATCCGCTACCTTTGTCAGACCCTTCGCCACTGCTTGGCCTGTCCACCGCGAGGCCATGCCTCGGTAGTCCGATGGCGTAAGGCTCTTCACCCAATCGGGATTATTGATGGGCTGGGCGTACCGGAACAAACGGTCCCAGTCAGACGAGTAGAACTTTGGATCTGCCGGATCAATCGGATTGATGATGGAGAATGACGGATCAGACACCGGATCTTCCTGCTTGTGATTGTGGTCGATCTGGATTTGCCACGTTCTCACAAGCGCTGCGATCCATCCTGACAGTTGAGGAGAGAGATTCTGATGGGTGACCGTCAGTACCGGGTTGCCGTGGCTATGCCCGCTGGACTCCTGCACCCGGATGGTCATACCATCACCCCCATTGTCCTCTCTCGCTCGAAAGAGGACCTCGTTCGCCCTCGTCGCCGAGTCTCCATCCCTGAAGATGTTGAGGAACAGGCATGGATTGTTGCCCTTGTACGAGGGCCGGAGGCTGAACCGGAGATAGTCTCCCTTCAGCACCCCCAAGTAGGTGCAAGACTCCGGAACCTTGGCGAGGTTTACACTGGTGATGGGTGAGAATCCTCTAAGGATACGATCAGTGAACAGGTGGTTCATGTGAACCTTTCTGGCCTAATGGCCGTTGATTGCGTGAAAGTTTCACGCGGTGAGACAGTCTGAAAGTTTCAGACAATAAACTACTTGGCCCTGTCGATGTTGACGGGCTGGACAAATTCACTCAGCATTCCGACTGATCGCCGGATTGATTCCTCGTCGCTGGGGTACGGTCTTAGGGCTGAATCCACCGCGTATGGATAGTTCTCAGCCTCGGAACCGTAATGAGAATCGCCAGCATTCCACAACTTGTTCGGTACCACCGCATGACCGACACGGTAGAACTCGGTGTGTCCATCACATCCCCCGTTCTCCCACCACTCGACGAGATCAAGTGCGGGCAGGCAATCTTTCACCCACTTCAAAGAACACGCACCTTCATCGGCGCCAGCCGGTCGGTCCTCCCATGCGGGGCTTCGCCGGTAGATGTTTCCATATCCCGGCGTGGCTGGGTTCTCAAGGAAGTACCCGAACTTTATATACCTGCGGCCCCACTGAAAGTCAGCGGGTCTAGGGGCAGAGTCAGGCCCGCCAAGCACAAACTCTTTCGGAATCGGGAACTGCTGGTACTCCGTTTTGTTCAGCAGGACATTAAGGATCATGTCATTAGGAACGTATCTTGATTTTGCAAGAGGTTCTCCCATGACTAGTGTGCAGCATGGGACGTTCGTTGCCCACGCCTTGCCCCCGTTGCCCCGCACTTTGCGGGTGATCTTGTCTGCGTCCATGAACGCGGCCTTCTTTTCTTGAAACATGATGTTCCCTTCTTCTGAAAGTTTCAGATGCCCGCAAGGATTCTGCGATTGATGTACTCGGTGATGGCATCTTGCGCATCACTGAATTTGGCAAACTGTGATGCGTGACCGTCACGCTCACTCCATACCATGTGGATTCCATCCCCGGTCTTGCCGTGGACGATCCTGACATTGTCGTTGCTGCATGATTTGATTTCCTCAAGTCCGTTCATGATTGGTTTCCAAGCGAAATAGGTGGTCATGAGTGTGCGTATCCGTCTTCTTCGATTCCGATCCACATCGTCGAACCATTCGACGCTTCAACCTTCACCATCACACACTTGTCCGATCCGCCCAGCGGGGTGGGATCATGCACGGTGTGATGGCGTTCCTTGAGTTTCTCGATCGCCTGTCGCTGCTTGTCTGAAAGCGTGATGTCACTCATCGGTACTGTCCTTTCTGAAAGTTTCAGATGCTAGTGGGCATCGGGAATGAGATGTGCAAACTCAGGGTCTGGTCACCGGGCATCCCACACATGACCCCAACGTCGTACCCCTGTAAGTAGGATGGGTTCTCGTGGTCATCCCACGCGGCGTGGATGCTCAGGTCTTTCGATCCATCCGGGTCCATCGTGTCCCGGTAATGCTTGGCTGCCGCGTAGACGGCATCCTCCACCGTCTCCCTTGCGAAGTCGATTGGGTGTTGGACGTTCTCGCTCATGACTTTCCTTTCTGAAAGTGTGAAAGTTTCACGCTGTCTTGCGTGTCCGTGGTTCCCCGCCGAGGAACATACCTGTCCCAATGGCCCGACCGGGGGTGATGGCCCCGTAAAAGTTGAGGAAGGCCTCGGTGAACTCCTCGCCTTGGTCGGTTGTCTCATTCAGCGCATCCCGGAGGACATCGTCCGGGACGCGGCGATAGTCCACTCGACCCATGATGGATCGCAGCCCCTGCTCATTGGCGGGCAGGTGCCTCTGTTCGTTTGCATAGGTAGATTTCATGATCTTGTCCCGTCTGACTTTGACATACCGGGAGTGATCTTCAGGGTTTAGATCCAACATGGCTTGCTCCTGTGAAAGTGCGTGAAAGTTTCACGCCTCGGCCCGAGTGGCCATGATGCTGGCCAGATCGGCCACGTCCTTCCGTGAGATTGCGCCGCCGGTCTTCGCGTTGAGTTCTCGCTCGTCCGCCGTGCTGGTGGGCTGCTCCCGCCATTGGGTGTCCGTCATGCGGATGGTCCGCCCAACCTCCCGCCCGACCTTGGGGTCGAGCAGGCCGAGTGACAGCATGAGACGGTCATATTCGTTCGCCATGATTTGGCTCCTTGAAAATGCGTGAAAGTTTCACGCGGGGAAAGTGTACGCCCCGAACGTCGAGACGCACGAATGCAAAGGGGGCCGGGCTTTCGCCCAGCCCCCGCAAAGTGTTTTTTTTTTCAGATACAGGCGAGGGTTTCGCGGAGCATCTTGGCGTCATCCTCGCTCACCATCGGGAGATGCTTTTCGATGGTCTGGATGGCGGACTCGATCGCAGACTTCGGATCGCGGACCAGCGGCCATTCCTTCTTCACCTCCGTGGCCGTGAACTCTGCGCCAAACTTCTTCAACGCCAGCCCGACGACCTTCTCCGGAGTCGATCCCAAGGCCGTGGCCGCATTATTGCATGCCGTCATCATACCCTTGGAGTAGAGACCGCTGTGATTCACCATCTTCTTATGCTTCCTGATAACTCGGAAGGCGAACCGGGCAATCCCGATGTCCGAGCGGGCCGATCGGCCCGCCTCCGTGAGCGCCTCCGAATACTCCCGGACCTCCTCGACGTCCCCGATGTCCGTGTCTCCGATGTCCATAGTCAGGCGCTTGAGCATATTCCGGACGTCTTCCTGTGCTTTCATGTTGCTGGCCACGGCCTTGGCCAACGCGGTACTGAATTCACGGTTCATGATGAACCCCTTCAAGATGTGCGTGAAAGTTTCACGCGGTGAATGAATGCCGGGAGCGGGTTGCTCCTCGGCCATGAGTGTATTGGAGCATGGATCAGGCCTACGTGCTCGATGCTAGGCTCATGCGAGGGCTGGCCCCCCATAGGGAAGGTACCTGTTCTATCTATAACCGCGACCCCACCGGGGGGCAGTCCTAATAATGTAGCCCTTCAATCGACGGGGTTTTTCTAACCTGTAACACTTGACAGGTGGCCAGAGGTCAGTAAACTCGCCCAAGTGGTCTCTTTTTCTCCCCCTACCGGCTCAGTGACGGCTGGACCGGTAGTTTTAGACAACTCATTGCTTGCCCATTCTGGCGTTCTCTCCAACTAGGGGGCGTCAGCAGGTTTCGGAAACACGCCTAGCCGGTACTCAGTCCGGTCTCAGTCCTGATCCAAAGGCGTTTTTAGAGGTGGCTATCAAGGAGGTGACTGGAAACCGGCCAGTCATCAGCCAGCCCGCTTGTTATGGGGTGAAAATCTCGCGTTCCTCTCTGCTGTTCATTAAACCCCGCCACTAGGGCCGTCCTTCGGGATTGCGGGTCTCCCAACCAGCAGCAGTTTTAGCGAGTCTTGGGCAGTGTTTCTCCTAAAAGCCTTTGCGCCGTTGGAAGCGTTGAGGTTGGGAGAAGGGCCTCCGGTCTATCTAAACTTTCTGTAGACGCGCCGCTCCGCTAGGATACAATCCTGATGCGGAGGGGGCTTTTATGATTATTGTTGACGGGCTAGAAGACGCCATTGTGGGGCACGCAAAGGTCCGGGGAAACAATGTGGTGGTCTACTCCGTAGACAGGCTCAGTATTCTTATTGATAAGGATCTGGACGATTCTGCCACCCCAGACGAGGTGCGAGACATCGTGAGGTTTCTGGAGGAGTCCGTCACAGACCGGGCTTCTGATGAGAGGGTTCCGCCTCCCGTGTTTGTCTACTCAGCGGACTGGGAGGATATTCTTGATATGTCCGGAGAAGACGAGCAAGATGACGATTCCTGAAGGCACTGTCTGGATTGCTTCTCAATGGGTTGTGCTTAAACACGATCCGGCTATCGGCCACTTCGGGCAGTTCAACTCCTTCCCAAACCCTGAAATACTGATAGGACCGGTAAGGGGTGAGATTGCTGCAATGACAGTAATCCATGAAGCGATTGAAGCAGCGGCTGACATACTTGATTTGAAGATGAAAGAGTCCGAGATACGGTGCTTGGAGCATTGCATCTCTGGGATGATCATCCGGAGTCCTGAGGTTGTCGATTGGATTGTTAAAGAATTGCGTAAGTCTGAAGATGGTTGTAAAAGATCAATGGCTGCCGTAAACTGACAGGCATGCGAGATGTACTCTTTAGACAAGCCAAAAAGAAATGGCTATCCGAGCAGGACGCAGATTTTCTCCAAAAGTACCACGGGCGAGTAGCCGAACTGAATGATGGAAAGAACCATTATTTAGAGCGAGAAGAAATTCTGAATGAAGAGTTTGGGATTACACGGGAATCTCTGGCCTCACACATAGAAGATGTTTTGTCAGAAAGAAAAAAGAAGAAAGAAAGAAAGAAACCTGATATTGTGACACCACTCGACCCCCCGGCGGAAGTCATTGACGGCCCGGCTTCCAATGGGGGGTTCGTGGCTTCTAATGATGTGATCAATATCAAATGGGTGGCAGAGAACCTACCCAATGATGAGGCTGAAAAAGGTCAAGCCCCGAATTCCGCAGCGTGGGGTCTTCTTTGCTGGGCACGAAGAAACCCGGATCAGTTCTATACGCAGATCTACAAGCAGGTGGTGATCCCAACCAAGCGTGAGATCGAAGAGGCTTCTGATGCAGCCAACGACGAGGATCGCCTTATTGAAGCACTGGACAGGGTCAAGGCTATTGCCGGGGAATTGATTGACAGATAAGCCATACAAGATGGTCCCGAAGGATTTGATGAAGAACATCGAATTCAGAAAGCGGATGATTCGTGCCTGTGGCTCGGACAAGAGCGCCCAGAATGACATCAGGGTTCTCTGTAGCAATGACATCTTGTTTTGGTGGAACACCTTCCTGTTTACATACGACCCACGTTTGTCAGCAAGCGTGGTGCCGATGGTGACGTATGAATTTCAGGACGATGCTGTCAGTCAGATCAATGACTCTATTGGGGTAAGCGATCTTGTAATCAGCAAGTCCCGCGACATGGGTGCTTCATGGATGCTCGTCGGGGTGTTTCTGTGGCGATGGCTGTTCAAAGACGGCCAGTCTTTCCTTCTTGTTTCAAGAAACGAAGACTATGTTGACAAGGCAGGAAACCCGAAGTCGTTGTATTGGAAGATCGACTTCATCATGAAACACCTTCCGGGCTGGATGCTTCCGCAGTTCAGCCGGACGAAACTGAGATTGAGTAACCATGCGAATGGATCAACGATTGATGGTGAGAGTACAACTGGCGATGTTGCTCGCGGAGATAGAAGAACGGCTATTGGTCTTGACGAGTTTGCCGCCTTCGACACAGACGCCGGATACCGAGCGCTCGCTGCCACGAGAGATGCGACGAACTCAAGAATTTTCAACTCGACGCCTAATGGGACCAACAATGCGTTTCACTCCGTCGCACAGAACGAAGAGATTCCGCAACTGAGATTGCACTGGAACCTTCATCCGAAGAAAGCGGAAGGGCTTTACTATGAGGGTGACAAAGCGAGGAGTCCTTGGTATGACCGAGAAGTAAAGCGATGCGGCTCTCCGGTCGAGGTTGCTCAGGAACTGGACATCTCGTTTGGTGCTTCCCAGCAGGTCTTCTTTGACTTGAACCTGCTTGCGAAGTACCAAAGCAAGTTTGTGCGTGCCCCCTACGTTAGGGGGGAGATCGAATTTGATGAGAAAGCAAACGATGTCCACTTCGTTCAGGAGCCTCGCGGGAGGCTGAAGATGTGGGCACACCCCGACCCGCTGGGGGAGATGCCATCCGACCGTTCGTATGTAATGGGCGTTGACATTGCGACCGGGACCGGCTCCAGCAACTCATGCCTTTCCGTCGTAGATAGAAAGACAAGGGAAAAGGTCGCTGAGTTCGCAACGCCCAACATGAGGCCGGACCAACTCGCCAAGTATTCGGTTGCTATGGCCCGATGGCTGAAAGACCAGTATGGCCGCCCCGCTTTGATTTGCTGGGAAGCGGCTGGACCCGGAAGGATCTTTGGCGATGTCATCGTGGAACTCGGGCACCGAGAGATCTGGTTCCGCCACAAAGAAGGAACGGCGGTAAAGAAGACCGGTGACATGATGGGGTGGATTCCCACCAGAGAAAGCAAACTGACATTGTTCGGCAACTATCGACGGCAACTGTTTTCAGAGTCGTTTATCAACAGGTCGAGAGAAGCCCTGACTGAGTGTTCTGAAATCGTGTATATGCCCGGCGGGGGTATTGAGCACACAAGATCCGTGAGTTCCAGAGATTCTTCTGGCGCGCGGCTTAATCATGGCGATCGTGCTACTGCTGACGCATTGGTTTGTATGGCGGTCGGGTATGAGGGGAATCGGGCTAGTCCGAAGCCCCGAGTCATTCCCGGATCAATGATATACAGACGCAAGCAACAGCAAGAAGCCAAGAGGAAGGCAACTAAATGGTAAGCCCCCACAGTCCTTTTCATAAACTATCTCAGGCTTTTGAGTGGTCTCGACTGAGAATGACGCCGTTCCGAGAGGAGCGGGTTCGCAATTTGAAGACATACCTTGGCCGCCATTACAACGGCGAGGCGACCTCGGAGCGTGTTCCTGTGAACATGCTTGAAGTGGCGGTCCAGATCTATCGAAGGAACTTGGTAACGGCCAACCCATCGGTAAGGGTTCGGACTGACAAGAAGGCTTTGCGCCCTACGGCCCGAAAGTTTCAGTTGGCAATTACAAAGGTGCTCAATGAAATTGACTTTCAAGAGTCAATGAACACCATTGTTTTTGATGCGTTGTTCGGCATTGGCGTGGCGAAGATCGGGATTACCGACAAGGCTCTTGGCGAGATGAGGGGGTACCTGCATGATGGGGGGTACCCATTCATGGACGCGGTTGACCTTGACGATCTTGTTCTGGATATGAACTCCAAGCATTGGGAAGGCATGCAGTTCGTCGGGAACAGGTACGAACTTCCCTATGAAGAGGCGATGGAATCAGACGTTTTTGAGTTCAAGAACAAGCCGTCCCCCAAGCCACAGCAGCCATACAACGAGTATGGCGAGATGAAGGTTTCTTCTATCGGGTCCAAGTCCGGGTATGGCACTGCCACATATACAAGAGCAAAGGATGTTCTTGAACTGTGGGACATTTACATGCCTTACGAGAAGAAGGTCTTTACTTTCAACTGTGACGATCGCGGCGTTCCGATGATGGACTCGCCTATCCGAGAGGTTGACTGGAAGGGTCCGGAAGTTGGGCCATACATCCCTCTTAGCCTTGGAGATGTGAGCGGCAACCTTATGCCGCTGCCCCCTATTGCCAACCTTGTCGATCTCAACGATGCCCTGAACAGGACTTTCAGAAAGACGGTTCGCCAAGCAGACCGTCAGAAGACCGTGACATTGGTTGCGGCTGGCTCGGATGATGATGGGGAACGAATCCTTAATTCGAGCGATGGCGACATGATTCGTGTTGATCGCCCCGAAGCGACAAGAGAAGCACGCTTTGGCGGGGTTGATCAGGTGAACCTTGCCTATAGCGTTCAACTGCGACAGTTGTTTGACTTCATGGGTGGAAACCTGTCAGCAATGGGCGGTCTTTCCGCGATGGCAGATACGGTTGGTCAGGAAGAGATCATCAAGGCTTCCTCCTCCCAGAAGATCCAAGACATGCAGTCGCATGTGATCTTGTTTGCCCAGCGTGCCGTGTCTGCGATTTCGTCTTGGATTTGGTATGACCCGGTGAGGAACTTTGATCTGGTGGACAGCCTGCCTGAGACGGGTTTTGAAATCCCCCTCAAGTTCAAGCCGAAGGATCGCAAGGAGTCTGAGTTCATTGAAATGAACTTTGAGATCTCCCCGTCGTCCATGCGAGAGTCGTCTCCTGAGCAAAAACTGGCGATCCTGTCAAATACGATTTCAAACTTCCTTGTGCCGCTAACACCTAATTTGCAAGCACAGGGCCTCACTGTAGATGCTGCTTCTTTTATTAGGCAAATTGCAGAATTGACAAACATGCCTGATATTGAAAGCCTTATTATGCCTGTCGGATCTATGGGCGAGGCAGACGAAATAAAGGCTAACCAGTCTGGCCAGTCTGAAACTCCTGACAATACGACGAGGAGATATGTCAGGGAAAACATCTCAACAGGGGGCACTCAGGAATCACGAGATGCCGCGACGGTTCAGGCTCTCATGGGTAATGCCATGACTCCGGGTCAAGAGCAGATGATGAACCAGCCAGCCCCCCGGCCAAGTATGGGTTGAGTTATTTTGAAGTTTTGCTAGGATTACAACGAATGCCAATTTACCTGTATAAGCATCCTGACACCGGCGAGCAGAAAAGCGTCATGATGTCAATGAATGAAATGTGGGAAAAGACCAAGGGTGACAACCTTGTTCTTGATGGCATTGAATGGGTCAGGGATATTTCAGCAGAGCATGGAACTCAGGTCACAGGCGGTCGCGGCTGGCCCTTATACAGCGAGGCAGCAGGAACCCACCCTGACGAAGTCGGGAAGTCCATGAAGGATATGAGAGCAAAAGGTGTAAATCTCAACTACACCAAGGATGGCCGAGCGATTTTCGAGAACGCAACTCAGCGGCGAAAAGCGTTAAAGGCACTTGGTATGCAGGATATGCAGGGTTATGACTGAAGAACAAAAAGAACAGCCTTACGAAATCAAAGATCCATCGGAGCGATTCAAGGAGATTGTCGCCGATCTGACAGAAGATCCCGGCGGACATGATTCTGGTGACGAGCACAAGGAAGTGGAAGCGAAGGAGCCTGAACCGGAAAAGGTTGAGGCTGACCCTGTAACTCCCAAGCCCGCTTCTGATACTGATACTGAAATTACGATGAAGTCCGTCGATCAATATATCGACGAAGACCTTGCTGCTGTCGTAGGCAGGCTCCAGTTGGAGATTTCCCAACTTCAGTCTGAAAAAAAGAAGCAAGGAGATACCGCCAAGATTGACGACCTTGTTACCAGCCTTGGCGATGAGTGGGACTCGGTGTTCAAAGACAAGGCGAACCGAGAAAAGTTGGGGACTGCAATCAGCGTTATGAAGGCTGGTTACAAGCAGTCAAATATTCCTGTTCCGGACGAGCAGGAAATTGTTCAGAAGGCGCTCCGTGCGGAGTTTGCCGATATCAAATCAAACATTGAACGAGGAGAGGTCCAATCAAAGGTTGATGACCGAAAGTCTCAAATGATTTCTAGGGCAAGTGGGCGTCGGACAGACTCTCTTAGTCCTACGGAGTCAGCGACTCGATCGGTTCACAAGTTGATGATTGATCGTGGCCTCTACAACTCGTAAAACAAAGGAGTAGATTCCAATGGCTATTGCTGTTTCGGATCTTCAGGATCTCATTACGACCACCCAAAAGGAATTGGGTGAACTCAAGTGGACTGAAATTGCCACTGACCTTCAGGAGCACACGGCCCTTTCAAGCCTGCTTCAGGAGTCTCGTGTCCAGTTCTCGTCTGGTACTTCCATTCAGTGGAATATCATGGTCGAGAACAGCGGGCTTGCCAAGGACACCAGCCTGTTCGCTACTGATGAAGTGAACATTGGCGATGTCATGAAGACGGCGGAAATCGGCTGGAAGCACCAGACGACCAACTACGCCATCGAGCGTCGAGAGATTGCGTTCAACCGTGATCCCCGCCGCATTGTTGACCTTGTTGCGGTTCGCCGTGCTGATGCCATGATTTCAATGGCCGAGCATATGGAGAAGCGTTTCTGGGGTGCGCCTACTACTGATACCGACCTTAAGTTGAACGGGGTCGGTTACTGGGTGTCCACTTCAGGCTCCGTGCCCTCTGCTGGATCGGGTGCTTTTGCTGGCGGTGATGTATTCTCCGCTGGAACCGCTGGCCTCAGCAGCACCACCTATCCCCGTTGGCAGAACTGGTGGGGCGTCTACACGGCGGGTGACCTCGATGGAACCGTCAACAGTACCGCTGATTACTCGAATGGTGATAGTGGAACTTTCCCCGTCCTTTCCCTGACCAAGCAGATGCGTGAGGCGTATGTCAAGACCGGCTTCAAGCCGATCGCCAACGCAAGTGTTCCCTCGTACAACACGGGTGATCGACATGGTATCTACTGTGGATACAACGCTCTTGCTGGCATTGAGCGGATCGTCGAGCGGACCAACGACAAGGTCACCTCTGCCGATCTCCAGCCCTACGCTGGTCGCGTGATGTTCCGTGGCGTGCCGATCACTTACGTTCCGCATCTTGACTCGAATGCAACCAACGATCCGATCTACATGCTGAACTGGGGTACGTTCCACCCGGTGTTCCTTGAAGGTGAGTACATGCGGGAAATGGGTCCGGATGTTGCCCCGAACCAGCACACCACGTTGGTCACTCACATTGACTGCACCCTCAACGCCTACTGCACTGATCGACGCCGCAACGCGGTTCTCTCGACCGCCGCCGTGGCCCTCACCAACAACTGATTGAGATAGAAAGGAGCCATAAAAATGGCTAATGGACTTGTTACTTACCGGGGGCACGACCTTGATCGTGGCGATCTAGTCCCCTCGGCGACCACCTTCGAGTATTTTGAAGATTTCACTGGCACTGTCACTCTCGGCATTAACAGTGCTGATACGGACGGTGGAAACCGGGGTATCGCTGAATATCCCGGCGTCCTTGTATCTACTGCTGGGACCGACGCTACCAAGACTGCCGTTGCTGATGGAGCGACTGTGGGGGGATCGGTTAGTTTTACTACTGCTAGTGATGCCGTTGAGGGTCTTTCGGTGCCCACTTGCGCCATTGATCCTGATGGCGGCGATTGGTTTATCGAGACCCGTGTTAAAGTCAACACGCTTGAGGCGACCGGGCACTTCCGGTTTGGTCTTCAGGAAGATGTCAGTGTCACCGACACCATGTCTCAGGACGATGGTGCTGCCGGTGAAGACCAGATCTCGATGTTCTACAACAGTGGAAGCACGACAGACGGTCTTCTTGAGTATTTGATCAGCAAAAACACCGACGAAACTGTCAGCGGCGCTGATGGTATTGCCGGTGCTCAGATGGCGTCAGATACTTTTGCCCGTCTTGGTATGGAGTACAACTCTTCGACGAGCAAAATCTACTTCTACTTCAACGGGAAGGAAGTTGCCAGTGCGGCCACTACCTATGTGAGCGACCAGATCTTGCACCCCTTTATCGCGGCGTCTCATGACGCGATGGGTGCGATTACGGTGGATTACATTTACGTTCGCGCTTCTCGCTGACGTTTAGCACCACAACTTCGGGGGGCTGAAAAGCCCTCCGGAGTGTTTTGGGGTAAAAATGGCACTACCAACATACGACTTTGACTTTGTCAAGGGTGAGACATTCGACCTTACCGTTGACTACAAAGACTCCGCTGGGGCTGTCATAAATTTGTCATCTGGTTACACGGTGACAATGACGGGGAGGACGGAGGCGGACTCTTCTTCTACCCTGTTTAGTGTCTCGAATAGTTCGGGGATTACGTTGGCTTCAACGTCTCCGAATATTACAATTCGGCTTTCCTCAACCGTAACCGCCGGAATTGCGGCTCCTAACTCTGGCGTCTATGACATCCGGGTTGCGCAGACAGGCCCCACCCCAGACGTTGTCAAATATATTCTTACCGGCAAGTTCACAGTTTATGAGGCGGTGACAAGTGGCTGACGTTACGGTTACAGAATCAAACGTGACTGTTACAGTCGCTGCCCCCGGACCACAGGGGCCAGCAGGTTCATCGGGCGGAACTGTCACTTCGGTGACCCCACAGGGTGACAATGGATCTGGAACTGCGATTACCAGCAGTGGAAACATCAAGGTTGCTGGGACCGCTCCGATCTCAACGACTGTGGTCGGTGACACGATCACGGTTGCGCATGACCCAAAAGGCGGAACTGGAACGGCAACAAACTATCCCGGCTCGATCACGGTTGACTCGTTCGGCCATGTCATTGCGGCGGGATCGACCTCGACGCCAGCCTTGCCAGCGAACAACCTGAGCGATCTGGCGAACGCGGGAACGGCTCGAACCAATCTCGGACTCGGAACCGCTGCGGTCGTTGACACGGGAACAGGCTCATCGAATGTGATCCTCGGCAACGACGCCAGACTGACCGACGATCGAGATCCCAACGATCACTCGACGGACAAGTTGACCAGCGGAACCCTTGCGGTCGCTCGCGGCGGCACGGGGTTGACTTCGGTCTCGACGCTCCTCAACTCGAACACCACCAAGTCAGATGTTGGTCTTGGAAATGTGACAAACATTGAGGCGCAGCCGGTAGACGCAGACCTGACCGCGATCGCTGGACTCACATCAGCAGCAGACAAGGGAATCCAGTTCACCGGATCTGGCACGGCTGGAGTCTACGATCTCACTGCTGCGGGTAAGGCGTTGCTCGACGATGCAGACGCAGCGGCTCAACGCACGACGCTCGGTCTCGGTACGGCGGCAACATCAGCGACCGGAGACTTCTCTCCTGTTGCTGGAAGCGGCAGCATAGTCACGACCGGAACGATTGCATCTGGGACATGGAACGCGACCGCGATTGAGGACACGAAACTCGACCTACGAGTCGATCACGGCGTCACGTTCGACGGGCAAGGTTCGGTAATCGAGTCCGCGAAGACCGTACTCGTTCCCGTCGAGCGTGCCGGAGTCATCAAGGCTGCGACTCTGGTCGGTGATGCTTCTGGTGCGATCACGATTACGATCACGAAGTACGATCCAGCCGCAGACGCGACTACTCTCGGAAGTGCTGCGGCGGTTGGCACGATCGCACTTGCGACGAAGATCATCAACCGAGACACCACGCTCTCCGGCTGGACGCTCGCAGTCGCAGAAGGCGACATCCTCGCATTCACTACCGGCGGCACGATCGCCACCGTCACCCGTGTAACTTGCAAACTCAAACTGGAACTGGCATGACCAACGCAACGCTGACTCTCTTCATCTCGCAATCACTCCGACCAGACTCCGAGCGGTTCCGTGGCAACTACTTCCGAGGCATCGACCTCACCTCGCGGGTGACTGCCGAGATCGTTCCCGTCATGGTCTCAACTGGCCTCGCAACCTTTGACGCCTCGACGGGCTTGACTCCCGTCGCTGGTCAGGAAGACGAGCCGATCGACGATGGTCGAACCGCTGAAGGAATCATGCCGCTGAAGAACTCTGAGTTCTGCACGCTGGTGAATGCGTTCATGTCTATCACTGCGGGAATCGCAGCAGATCAGAGCCTTGTCGATGCAATGTCCAACGCTTGCGTTCGACCTTTGGATGTGGGGTGATTTTTGGCCGTTCTATACTTCAACGAGGCAGCAACTGGTAGTGCCGATGGAAGTTCAGAGGCTAACGGTTACACCGATCTTCAGACGGCTATGGACGCCGTCGCCGCAGGCGATACGTTGTACCTGAAGAACGGTAGCAGCCGGTATGGGGCTGCGACTACCACAATCACATTCACGGTAGATGCAGGGTCAGCAGCAAACAACACCCATTTTGAAGGATATGGATCGACTCCGGGCGATGGCGTCCATTTCCAAACAGCAACAAGGTTCAACATCACGGGGGATCACTCGAACTGGTTTTACCTTGATATTGATGTGTCTTCGGGAGGGGCAGGTATCTCCTACGCGATGAACACGAACACGGCGAACAACGTCTATTACAGATGTAAGATGAAATCCGCAGGCGTGTCCGTAGGTACAACTCAAGCGTATTCCGTGTTCAAGCCTGTGAACTCTATCGTGTACGAATGTTCCTTTGTCGGAAAAATTGGAAACGCGAGTTCATACGTCTACTATGGAAACAGATGTGACACGTTCAATTGTTACATAGAATCGCGTTCAGATGGAGAGGCTTCAGTAGGCGGAAGTCTTGTAAATGCCGTTGGTGGTCATAGGGCGATCAATATCCAGAACTGCGTCATAGTTGAAAAACGATCGACCCCCGGAAGCAGCATCGGAATCATGTGCGCTGGCGCGGACAACGGTCAACATTATTCAATAGGAAGAAACACGATCGTAGGAACGGGTTCAGATGGCATTCAAATCGACGGCCCTGACACGAACAGCCCCTACGGATGCACAATCAATCAAAACATCATCTACGACTGTGGTGGGTATGGAGTGCGAAATACTCAAGACCACGGTACTTACACGCACTCGATGGCTTGTTTCAACAATGCCTTCGGTGCAGTAACGTCAGGGCAAACTCTGAACATGGAAATAAACGAGGGTGCGGTCACTTTGTCTGGCGATCCGTTTGTTGACCATACAGATTTCGTCTTAAACACAACGGCTGGTGCTGGAGCATTGTGCCGTGGCGTTTCTGGAGTGCCGAATCCCGTAGACCCGACCAGTTCAACTAGAACATCCTTCCCTTCGATCGGTGCGATCCAGCCTGAACTTGGTGGAAGCGGCGGCGGCACGGTAGGCTTTGCGATCTGATACTCTCAAACACAAGGAAAAATCAATGCCAAGCGTTAAAACGAAAGATGGAAAAGTTAAAAAGTTCGGATACACTGATGCTGAGATTCGTGCTGCTCAGGCATACGCGAAATCTACCGGTGGACAACTTATGGCTCATAAAAAGAGCGACCGAATCAAGGATCAGGCGAAAGCCAAGGGATATAACTGATGGCAAACGAAATTCGATTCACTGGGTCCATCGTGACCACGGCTACAAACTTCAGCGAGACCATCTCCCCCGGTCAGATTTCCATTGATCTGCCTAGTGGGCCTGATCTGACTTCTGAGTCTGGCGTGCAGGCGACTACCACGGCTGCGGCTGGTGTTGCGTTGACCGTGGGAAACCTCACCAGTTCTAAGGATGGGGGCGTCTACTTCTTCCGAAACCTCGGAACTACCACAGGCGACAACATCGAGATTGGGGCCACGCTCGGCGGTGGCTTCGAGGCGTTTATCCTGCTGAAGCCCGGAGAGTACGCGATGGGTCGTTTGCCCTCCCAGTATCCCGCCGCTAATGCGCTGAAGATCCGGTCGGTCGCAAATACCCCGGCCCTCCAGTACAAGATCTACGCTGGCGATCTGTGATGGCTAAGAAGAAGGCTGGTGGTGACTACGACTACGCTTCGGCCCATATGGCGAAGGTGTTTGGTGTAGATCTCTATGACAGGAAGTCAAAGCACTGGGGGTCTCGCGTTCCCAACACGCCGGTCATGGACGCCATTGGACTAGGCGGGCGAATTCTAAAGAGTCAGGATCACAACACCTTTGACAAGACTGTCGCAGGGGAAAAAAAGGCGAATCACAACCTTGCAAGCGATAAAAATCGCAACCTCATAAGTATTCCCGCTTCAGCGAAACCGAAGAAGAAGAAGCCGAGGAAAAAGTAATGCCGGTAAAAAAGAAGGGTGCCATGAAGGGCTGCGGTGTCAAGAATGGATGCAAGTCCAAGAAGGGTGGACTCACTGCGGCGGGCCGCAAGAAGATCAACCGGAAGACCGGTTCAAATCTAAAAGCCCCAGTTACAGAGAGCAAGCCTACTGGCAAGCAGGCTGCACGGAAGAAATCTTTCTGCGCCCGGTCGCGGGGCTGGACTGGCGAGCGTGGCAAGGCGGCACGCAAACGCTGGAAATGCTGAACAAAATCAAGAGCCTTCAAGGGAAGTCGAGATTTTCTCGGCTTTTCTTGTTTACACGGGTTGCGTAGGTCTCAAGCGGGGGGTATGTTTGGGGAATGCCAAACTACTACGACAACCCCGCTCTCAGCCACTCAAGGCTTAAGGTGATCGAGAAATCACCTGCCCACTTCAAGTATGCCCTAGATGCTCCGGGGATCGCCTCTGACGCCCTCAAGTTGGGCAGCCTTGTCCACGCTATGGTTCTGGAGCCACACACCGTAGAGGGGGACTACGTCCGTGTGGAGAAGATCGACAGGCGGACCAAGGCTGGCAAGGAACTCTGGGCGGAACTGAACGAGTCTGATAAGACCGTGATTCAGGCCGATATGTGGAAAACCGCAGAGTCCATGACCGAGGCGGTGATCGAGTGTCCGGAGGCCTGTGCGATGGTGGACGAGGCCATCACCATGAACTCCACTGAGGTTGAGTTCTTCTGGGATGATGGCCGCCACGGCTTCAAGCGGAAAGCCAAGATCGACGGCCTTATTCAGGACTCGATCATCGACCTTAAGACCACCACCGACGCGACCCGTGGGTTTGAGCGGTCCATCCTTAAGTATTCATATCACACTCAGGGGGCTTATTACCGGGATGCGATCCGCACCGCCGGTGGGAAGCAGCAGGATTTTAGGATCATCGCCGTTGAGAAGACCCCCCCTTATGCCGTTGCGATTGTCCGCCTTAGCCCTGAGACTCTTGATTGGGCAAAGGAAAAGGTGGACGAGTGGCTTGAAAAATACACTTGGTGCATGAATAGCGGTTCATGGCCTAGATATAGTGAAATGAGAAACTTTGAGATCCCCAAGTGGGCAGGAGGCCAAGATGACTGACAATGGAATACGGGCTGAATTTTGGACTGCAATGATGAAAGCCCAGATGGGGCTTGAGTCGGTGTCCAAGGATGCAACGAACGACTGGGGTAAGTACGGATATACCAGCGCCGAGCAGATGATCACCAAGTGTCGCCAGACGCTTCTGGGAAACGGCTTGGTTTTTTCTCGGACGAACTGGGAACTTGTTGACGATAAGGTTTGCTCCGAGTTTCTGATTGTTCATGCTGAAAGTGGGCAGCAGATCAGGTTCTCAAATCAGATGGTGTTCGTGGGGGGCAAGAACCCTGACAAGGCGGTCCTTGCCGCCCTTACCACCTCGATGAACTACATGCTTAGAGACCTGCTTTTGATTCCTCGCGTCGAAGCGGGGCAGCCGGAGGTTGACAATAGAAAGTCAGACGCTCTGACATCTTCGTCCGCCAGCGTCCGCCAATCTAAAAGCCCTGACATTCTCAGTGGGGCTGTCAAGGAGAAGCCAAAGAAAGCACCCGACTGGATGTCCAAATCATTCAGTGTGATCCTTGGACAAAAGGATGACCCCAAAGATTTTACGTCAAGACTGATCAACGCTGCTGCTACCAAGTACGGCATGACGTTCGAGACGATTGACGATCTCCCCGAAGAGTACCTAAGCCGTGTGTTTGAGCATCACGGGTGGACAATTAGCCTCAAAGACCAGAAGGTCAGAAAGGACGGCGACGATGCCAAGTGAGTACCAGAAGAAGGATGACACAGCGTTCTTGTTTCGTAACCAGAACAAAAGCAAGGACAACCAGCCCGACTACACAGGTTGGGTGAAGTACGATGGTAGTGAGAGGCGTCTTGCTGCTTGGGTCAAAGACATGAAGGATGGCTCCAAAGCCCTGTCCATCAGTATCAGCGACAAGCAGCCGCCAAAGGAGGGTGGAAGCCGTGGGTCAGGAAACGACAACAACGACATCCCGTTCTGATGGGAACCGTCTACTGACCGTGGCAGAGGTCGCCGGTCGCATAGGGGTGACGCCTTATACGGTCAGGAAATGGATCAAGGGCGGACAGTTGTCCGCAGTGGATCTGAACGCAGGTGGAAAACTCTGTGTCTACAGGGTACCGGAGGATCAAATTGAAGAGATCTCTCGACGAATCCAGATCATTGATGACAGCACAGAAGACAATAAGGATGGCGGGTGAATTCCTAGAGGGAAGTCCGGGTGGGTGGGACCAGTCGAGACTGGGGCAGAAACTCAAGTCGATCTGGACCGGGCTTGTCTGGGAAAACACCGTGAGGTCGCAGAGGTCGCTTACAAGGATCTCTTCGCTTTCTGGGGTTTCTCGCACTTCAATGTTTGCATGGAAGTCTCGCTGGTTTGAATTGGAGTGGGGGGATCGTCATGGGTTTCTGGTTCTTTTTGAGGAGCAAAAGAAAAACCCGCGAAAGTTTTACGAGATATACAGGTCGCTCAGGTGGCTTGACGAGGAGTACCAAAAAGTTGGATAACAGGGCTTTAGAAAAAGAGGTTCGCAGCATGGTCTCTGAGTGTGGGATTGCTGATGTACTGCGTGTGGTTGCAATGATTGCTGGGGAGCAATCTGACAGCCGGGTTAGAACTGGGGTTATTGACTGGTGCCCCGAGCATGGATGGCTCAATGTCACAGATAAGGTTTTGGCTTCGCTTATTCAGAAGTACCCTCTTGTCAGGGTTAAGTCGGAACTGGCATCGGCCCACGAATGGCTTCTTGATAACCCCAGCAGAAGAAAAAAGCACTACTACAGATTTGTAGAGTCTTGGCTTTCTCGTGCTCAGAAATCAGGTCAGGCCTACAATGGCGGTTTTAAGGTTGTGGATGGGGGTGGGTTTTGATTAAAAACTTCGAGGATATATGGCCGCTTATGAAAGCGTTGTGGCCAACAGCGGACTTGGGCGAGGGGCATGAGTTGAGAAACTTGTACAGAGAGAGGCTTTCAAAGTGCAAGCCGGAACTTCTTGAGTCTGCTATCAAAGATGTCAGGACTAACTACTCAAGTAAGACTCCGGAATTGAAGTGGATTCTTGAGCGATATCGACACCTGCTTCGTGAGTGGGAGTCTAATCGTGGTGCTGTTGCTGAGACTAAAGAGGAAGATGATGCTGAGTTCATGAAGGGGGTGGAGGCTGACCGGGAGAGGACAGCCTTCAACCTTAGCCTCCTTTCACCCGAGGAGATCGGGGAACTTAGAGAAGAGATCGCCCGTCGCACCTACCTTCAAGGAATTGTCGGTAGGCTTCATGGACCCCCTGAGTCTTGGACTCACTTTAGTAGGGGTATGGCATGGGCGTTGTATTCGAGTTTGTTGTCAGATCAGAGCCAAGGCCACAGCCAAGGCCAAGAGCATCAAGAATTGCTGGGAAGATAAGGATATACACCCCCGCGACTGCGTCCTTGTACAAGGCGGCAGTCCAAGCGGCAGCGAAAGAAAGCGTCCCATTTACATCCTGCCCCATTGACTCGCCCATCCATATTGGAGGCGAGTTTGTTATGCGCAGGCCAAAAAGAATGAAAAAGCATGAGGAAAATATCCCTCATTGCAATAAGCCTGACCTTGACAACTTGCTTAAAAGCACGTTCGACGCAATTGTTGATGCCGGTATATTCCGGGACGATTGCATAGTTTTTTCGGTGGGAATGACAAAGAGATACGCAAATGAGGGAGAAGCCTCCCATGCTAGAATTGTCATAAAGGTTGAAGAACCAGAAGTTTTAGATAAAATAGAGGACGTACCGTGAGTCAGGACTATCGTTTAGATATTGAAAAAGACCAGCCTATTGTTCTTGATTTGGCGTACAGGACCGGCGACGGGAAGCCGATAGACCTGTCGGGCAAGGCGGCCTTTCTCCATTACAGCGGCGGCGGGAAGCCGGATGCGGGGCGAATTGATGGAAACGTCATACGGTTTAATGTCCCTATCAAAAGGTCTCGGTTCACTCTGGGGAGCCGTTACAAAGTTGTTCTTAAAGATTTGGAAACTGGCGATTCAGAGATTGTCATCTCCGGCCCTCTGGTTGTGGAATAAAATGTCGATAGAATCCAAACAGAACATTTCAACAATGGTTCAGTTTTTGCAACTATTGGTCTTGATTTTTGGTGTGGCTGGTGTTTTTACACACATAGGAAGCAGGGATAATCAACTTGCTACAAACACAAAAGAAATCCAAGACATAAAGGGTATCGCGCAAGATCTCTTGCAGACCCAGATCACTTCGACATCAAACGATGCAAGACTTTTTGAAGCCTTAGACGCCTTGAAAACTCGCGTCATGCTTTTGGAGAGAAAGTAAAATGGACTGGATCAAAGACAATAGATGGCCCGTGTCAATGATGGTCGCTGCAATTCTTGTGGCCGTCATGGGAATGGTTGCTGCTGGGTGTCAGTTGAGCGACATCGTTAGCGTTGATGTTCCGGAGGATGTCCGCAAGTCAGTTGGAATCGAAGGAAGGGTTAGTCTTTCCGACGCTCCGGATGTATGGAGCGACTGGCAGGGGTTTGTAAAATCGAACACCGAGAGATTTCAACAAGAGACAGAGAACTCTTACGAACTTCTTGGGTTTATCAGCACTGCCACGGACATGGCTATTACTTCTGCGAGTGCGGCTTCTCCCGCTTTTCCCGGAGGTGCAATGCTGGTGGGACTTCTTTCTGGTGCGGCAGGATTGTTCCTGAAGAAGCCCGGCACTGACAAGGTGATTGCAAAAGAAAAGATGGACTCGTTTAACGCTGGAGTAAAAAAGGCGGAAAGCCTTAGTGCGGCGATTCAGGAGGTGACTGATGGCGCAGCCTGACGCCCTCCAACTTACACGGTCTGACCTGAGGGACGAACTGGCACGGTTCATGTCTTTTGGTGTCTACACCAAGGGGACTACTCAGGGGCAACGGGACATTAACGCCTTTATCAAGCGTGGTCTCAGGCAGTTTTACAACCCGCCCCCGCTGTCAGGCGACTCGCAGTCCCACAGTTGGTCGTTTCTTCAGCCTTGGGACAGCCTTATTACTACCGCCCCATACGATACGGGGACTATCGCGGTAAGTGGCACGGCGGTTACAGGGTCCGGCACCACGTTTACAAGTGCGATGGTTGGAAGAATGTTTCACTCAGGCGAAGAGGTCAGGGAGATCTCCGCCTTTGTGGACTCAACCCATATCACCTTGGATCGAGCGGTGGGTGCGACTATTTCCGCTGGGACTTCCTACAAGATTCTTGCCAACAGTTATAGCCTCCCCGCCGTATTTGGCGGCTTGGTTGGGGATATGTCTTTCTTCTCTGAGACGGGCAAGCCGCCGGTGCAAAACGTGGGCGAAGCGAACTTCCGCCGAGTCGAGTCTGAAGACCCGTCTCAGACAGACAGGCCGTCCATCTGCTGTATTGTCCCTGCTGACGATACGAGCGGGGAATACCCTGACAATCCAACTCGTTTTACCGCCTATCTTTGGCCCAACCCCGATGCTGCGTATGCGATGCGGTACAAGTATGTGGCTATTCAGGGTGACGAAGATGACGCTCCGACCGCCACTTTCCTTGGCGGAGCACAGCACTCGGAAACCATCCTTGCGAGTTGCCTTTCTATCGCAGAGGAATACGCGGAAACCCCAAGCAGTCGGTATCGAGAACTGTTTGCCCAGAGACTTGCCGCTTCGATCATGATGGATCGAAGGATGAACTCCCCTGATAATCTTGGCAAGAATTTGGATCGCAGCGATATGCAGGGGCAGTATCGAAAGCACAACACAGACTACACAGTGTCTTACTTTGACATTGATGGCAACCAAGTTGGACCCTGAGCATGGCATATGAACAACTAGCAAAGCCGGGAACAGTAACCGGGAACGCAATCGTGGAGGGTGCCATCAGTTCTGATGGTACCGCCGCAAGCAAGATCTTCTTCATCAAGCCAACTGCGGTTGTGATCCAATCGCAAGTTGAAGTTGTTGATGTCACGGGAGATATCGACACTAAAAGGGTGTTTGAGAATGGCCGCCTCGCCGCCACGCAGTTCCAAGTGCAGGGGTACATGGTTGCTGACAGTGCTATTTCGCTGAGTGGCCTATCAAGCGAAAACAACAATGGGAACAGCAACGCTAATTGCGAGTTGAACTTCTATCCCCACAGCGGGCGGAAGGTTGGCGGAACGGTCGTGTTTTCGCAGATTGATATGCAATGGGCAAGGAACAGTCCCTATGTCGCAGTAAACATAAGTGGGTATTTTACGGACGTTGACTTTACAAACTCAAGCGAGGAATCCTGAAAGGGGCGTTCACGGTGACAGAAGAAGAACTTAAAAAAGAAGCCCAGCGAGCAGGCATGACCCTTGATCAACTCAAAGCGTTGATTTATCAAAAGGCTGCCCCTGCCCCGCAGGTGAATCTGACACAGTACGCGGGGGGGTCTGTTGGTGCTGATTACCAAGCAGGCCACATGGCTTCGATGGGAATGACAGAGTCCCAGATGGCTGCCGCGCGAAGAAATCGGGTCCAAAATTTTGCGAGATATGGGGAAGCGACTCCTTCGTTTGGTGCTATGACTGCTCAGGCGGCAAGGAACAATGATGCGATGCAAGGAGTGCAGGGGATAACCGACTCGGCAATTACTTCTATGACAACATCTGGACTTTTGGCTGCCAAGCCCGCGATGGTTGCCACGAGAATCGGGGGAGCGACAGTTTCTGGAGCAGGCAAACTTGGGAAGATTGCTACTTCTGGGAGGTTGGGAGCACCGCTGCGTGTTGCGCATGGTGTTGGGAAAAAAGTTGATCCGTCTTTTACAAGGCTGGCTTCAACTGAAGGCGGAAAAGTAGCGGGCGAGGTTGCCAATAAAACAGTCACCCAAGCCTTGTTAAGGCCGTCAAAGGAAGCGGGAGCCGTTGGCTCGGCAGCGGGAGCAATAAGAAAGTCGGGCCTCCTGCCGGGGTACGCTCGAATTCTTGCTCCATATTCCGCTTACATGGGTTCTCGGTAATGCCCCAGTTTCCTACAGACGAGGAATTTGAAAGACTCCTGAAGTCAGGAGGACTCCCCGACATCCCGGAATCTACAAGCGGGGGTGGCCAGCCCAAGAGCGAGGCGGCTGATCCTTCCGTGGACAGCCGGGATGTAACAAGTGCAGCCACAAATCCTGACATTGCAGCACTTGAGTCCGTGGCTAACGAGATGAAGGCGTCCTTGCAATCTATTCAAAAAACGCTTGAGGATCTCAACTCAATGCTCAAGAAAGTGATGGATGAATAGTGGCGACACTTGTTAAGCGAGACCTGATTGGGTCAAACCTCTTTAAGACCGAGACTACATATGGGTCTAAAGGTGAGAGGCGGGTGTTCGTCCGCTTGGACCCGACTGATTCGTTTGGCAGCAATACGTCTATCGGCAGGGCTATTGAGAAGGCCATTGATGGGCAGTATCACCATCCTGACGATGAGACCCTTCCGCTTAAAGAAGCAAGTGCCATCCAAGTTGGCAAGGAAGCCTTCGAGGTCACGCTTGAATACAAGCGGTCACGATCAACCGGCGGGGCTTTGGACGTTCCGGGTGGGCAGGCTGTCGTGTCTAACTGGCGAACAAGTCTGGTCCCGTTTAAGGCTCACTACACATCTGAAAGCCACCACCCCAGATACAAAGGTGTTCCTACTGGCGGCTTTGTAGATCATATTGACACCACGCTTACTCCAGCCGATCAAGTTCCTAGTCCGACCAGAGCAGCAGACGAAACTTATTTCTACAGTTACGACAACAAGCCTTGGAAGAAATATCGGGCGACAAATGACGAGACGCCCCCCCTGTCAAGGGCCATCTATATCCCCGAAAGCGACATATCGGTTCCGGCGGTACTAGACAAATATCAATTCGCAAGGCTGCAAACAGAAGTTCTCCCAGTAGTTGGAAATCTTAATGCGAACGACATCACAAATTTCGGCGGCTTGGGGTTTGCGATAGGCGAATTGAAATTGGTTGGGGTTGACACGGACTGGGTCAACCAGCGGTCTTTGGGGGCGCAGGGGTTTGTCAACGAACTGACGTTTGCGGTTAATTACAAATTCAAATTCCGCCAAGGCGGGCATGTTGAAGAATCGTTGTTCTACGAGCCATCTACTGGCTACTGGGACACCAGATACGACGCCCTTGGGCGATACAGCGTTTTTGAGAACTTCCCGATTTGAACTTCAGCGGAAAACAAAACCCCTTCTCTCAGTCGTTCCGCGACACCCTGCAAAAGGTTGCCGATGGTGTGTCTGACTACTTGGAAAACCGTGCTGGGTATATCAGGGCGTCTCATAAGCCAGAGCCTCGGATTCCACAAGGTTTTGTTGCGAAGATTACTGCTTCGTCCCTTATCAACGGTCTGGACGCTGGTGAATTCAGCGGTGGAATTGAAGAAGATAAGGTTAAGAATGTGTGGAAGTACCAGTGGAAAGACTTCAATACAGACGGGGATGGCCGGAGTTCGAGGGACTACGAATTCTTCGCCTTGAACGGGGCTGAGTTTGGGAACACTGGAACGGGCAGCGAATCATTTGGAGTGGGCGTGGCTTCCGGCTCTCCAGAGATTGCACTTCTTTCTATCGGCAACGAGGGAGCAGTTACCCCGTCAGTGTGGATGCACGTTTTGAACGCACCACTCACCGTCACCCTGAACCTGTACACCTCTGGAGGTGCAGATGCTGGCACGGTAGACATCTCAACCCGCTATGTCTTCTTCGCTGGAAATGAAGTAGAGGTAACCTGCTGATGGCTTCCCTGTTTACAAAGTGCTGCTGTGTTGGGGATTGCTTCTGGGGTTGGAGTTCTTTAGGGGATTTCGGAGATGACTATGGGTACTGCTCCCATGACACTACCGAAAGGCTGTACTTGAGAATCCCCCGCTCATCGTTCGTGACTAGTTCTGTCGGTGTTTGGCCGTCATCATGCAGTTGCTCGGGTGATTTTCTGATTAGGAATACTGCCTCTGGTGCCTCTGACATTATTGCCAAGTATGCACATTTCCCCGGCGAAAGCGGATCAAGGCTTTACAACTGGAAGTGGTATGACCCTAACTCTTGTCTTCCGGAATGCAGTGATTCCTGCTGGGGGTACGCTTCGTCGGGGACTTCTGACGCGGAGTGCTGCCTCGAACGAACAAACGCAACGAAGTGCCAAAGCGTTTGGTTTAAGCCTCATCCGATGTCCTCCGCAGACTTTACCGCAAACTATTTGTCAAAGTTCGAGAGAGATGTATGCAGTGGTACGCCTGTAAATAGAATACCCAGCAGCAGTTCAGTTCCGGTTGTCGATGGCAGTGTGACTCCGAATAAAGATTTCGGAGATGGCTTTCGCTGGATCGAGAACATCTCTGACTACCAAACAGGGGGAGGCGAAGACCGCTTTACCAAGCGTTGGTGGAATGGGTCTTCTTGGGTAACCCACAGTGGAAAGAAACTTGTAGAAACAATGTTCGTTGTCCTGCACAGGACCAAGTGGTGGAAGCGGGACTTCAACTCGCTTCACCCCAACGACGCTGACCCAGAAGACGGGTCATGGTGTGGAGGTGCGGGTGAGCCTACTTGTGGGGCTTACGCTTCCTGTAGAACTCCTGAGTATTGGGACTACGAGTGTTCTGGGTTTCCAATCTTTACTTGGGAAATTTACAATGCTCCGACAAGGGTGCTTTCGGATGATGAAAAGAAGGCTATGTTTGTCGCTGTCGATAACGGAAATGGTTTTGACCACGAAGCAATGGACAAACTGGTTGAACACCTTGGCTGTGAACCTAAGAATTACAAGCGGTCTGACGGGAAGACGGTAAAGAGGACGCTTGTAAATGATGACGGCGAAAGCGTTGAGCACTATGCTTACGCTAGGGAAGCCGGTTGGAAGCATGTCTGCTACGACGAGGATGCTTCGGGTAAGTTCCCTCAGTGGGATACCAATGAAAGCAACTCGTGCAACGCCCTGCCGTCTTCTGGCGATTGCTTTACAGCCGCACCTATACCTCAAGAAACGACATGCTCTACGGTTGCTGGCTCTGGACCCGGAAGTTGTGCGGGTGTTTCTGGTTGTTCAGCGTCAGGAACCTGCGCCCCGCTGATTGTTGATTGCGATGGAACAAACCCCCCGACTTCATGTGCTTTAGACAGCGCAGTTGGCGACTGTTCAGGGATTTGGTTTCATTACAACCAATACTGCTTTATTCTTCCGCCATCCGGGAGTTCGGTGGGGTACTCCTGCTGTGTTCACAACCAAGCGTTCTTGTGCGTGGTCCCGGATGCGGTCTCTACATGCGATTGCAGCACTCTGCCGTTTGACGGGCCGGACCATCCCATTCCACCCGGCGTAAGCGACTTCTTTAGATCGCAAGGTGCGGGTTCTGGAGAGTCTGTATGTTGCGGCGGCAAGGGAACCTTCGCTTTCGCCCCGCCGGGTATAGACCCATACTGCGACTCCTGTCAGAGGCCAAGTATTGACAACTGCACAGACCCCGGTGATTCCGACTTTTGCCCCTCGATTGGGACTTGAATGACTTATATAAACAGAAGGCCAACCTACCGAGCATCTGGCTCTATCAATCCAGAACCAGCACGAGAGCCTGAGTATCCGATGCGTGGACTCGGCGATCTGGTTGAGAAGGTTACTGCCAAGACAGGCATCAAGGCTGTCGTTGACAAAGTCACAAAGATTACCGGTAAAGACTGCGGCTGCCAGAAGCGTCGTGAGGCTCTGAATAAACTCGCCCCGTTTGGAAAGGGCCAGAACAATGGCTAGTAAGACAAAGAAAAAAGTAACAAAGAATCCTCGCTCGACAAAGAGCGGGGCGACACCCTTGGCGGATGCCAGTTGGACGGCTTCACGCTGGAGTGAGAAGCCGCCTATGACCGAAGCCCCGCCGGTATCTACAGACCGTGAGCGGCACGCCGTCTTCGGTCCTGATCAGCCAAGAGATCTGCCAAGGGACTTTCCGGTGGATTTTATTGGCCAAGAGCCGCGTCGGTTTGATGACCAAGGCAGGCCTCTGGATCAGACAGTGCCTCGGGGTCAACCTCGTGACCCGCAGCAGATTGCAGAGTATGAGCGAAACACTAGGCCCGCCACCCCTAGTGAGGAGCGGAAGTTTTTAGAAGACTTTGACAACCAGCGTGCGATGGACGAGGCTCGTGCTATAGATACCGGGCCGATGCCTCGGGTGCCTACCCCATATGGATCGGCGGCATCAGACCCACGGCACCCGACGAATGCCACGGGGGGTCGCTTCCCCAGCATTGAACAGCAGGTTGCTGATGAGTATTTCAGTGGCAATATGGAGGCAATGGATAACGCTATCGCTATCGCTATGGAAAGCGAAGCCTCGCCAGACCAAGTGGAAGCCCGCCGCGTCAAGGCTGGAGACCCCATTCCTCCCGGCGTGCTTGAAAAGGCGATCAAAGTAGAAGAGGCCCGAGTTGCCTCGCTTATCAATCAGGAAAGAGAAAAAAGGGCTAGGGCTGAGAGGGCCAAGGTTGACCCGTCAATAAAGATTATGGGTGAGGATAGTTATAGCCGCTACACCAATGAAACAGAAGATTGGATAGCCAGAAACAGAACTCAGGCTGACTCCAATGTCAGGCCTGAAAACAGAGAACTCTGGGCGATAGGGCAAAGGCAGCGTCGTGATCGAGTTGAGGCGGTTGCTGACGGTAGCAATGTCGGTGACATGGAAAGCCTCACCCTGTTTGAGATGTGGAAACAAAGCGGGGGCAAGTGGGAAAACCCCAGCACTGGCGAGAAGATTCCATATCTAAGCATTCCGCGAGATGCTCTCAAGGCTGCACAGCAATATGTCATTGAGTTTGGCCAACCCAAACCTGCTAAGACTACGCCGCTAGGGGGTGACAGTGCCATTAGAATTACAGAAGGCACCCGGTCGAACAACTACACCCCCGTACATATTCTTGCAACTCCAGATGAGCAGGCGGCTATGGGCAGGGGTGCCCCCATGTACCAGCGAACGCCCAGCGAAGAAGACGAGTACCAAGCGTCACAGGCGCCAAGACGGGAGGCTGCTTCCGATAGGCGGGATGCTTCCCGGCGAAGCGGGACTATCCGTGCGATCTCCCAGCGAGACCCAAACGCTCGCCGCGCCCTGCTTGACCGGGCAAATCAGAATCTCCCCGCTCACTTACAGGTCATGCCAGAGGAGGTTGGGCTTCCCGGACGGCAGGTGCGCAACAAGATTCGTTCAGTTGAAAGCCTGAACCGACTCAGCATGCAGACCGCGATGCCGGGGGAGTTCCTTGATACCCCCCAAGGGTTGTTTTACGTTGGCAAAAACGGCGAACTGGCCCCCATGCTGAGAGATGACCGGGGCCGGGTTATTCCCGACGCTGATAGAATGTCGGAGCAGGACTTTACTGACAACTATACGGGGCAGCAGCGCAGGACTGTGTCCCAGATGATCTTGTCAGGGGGTAACAATAATTACAGTGCTGAACAGAGAAAGATAATCAAGAGCCGGAGCATGATTAGTTCAAGCGAAGACTATAGCGATTCTGAAAAATCCAACGCCCTTGCGGATTTGAAGATTCGAGAGACATCGCTTCACCACCGATACTTGCAGGAGCAAGGCCCGGCGGACGCTGCCCCTGAAAGACTTGGTCAAATCCCTGAATTCTCGGCTCGTGAAATGGAAGAGCAGGTGAAAATTGAAAACGCAGCAATCGCTAATCAACGAGCGAGGATAGCACTGGAACAGGAATTGAGAGACCATATTGGGAATCCGGGTGGTGATAAAGGACTTACCACTGTTGACACAAGCGGCCCCGCGACTGCCGCACTTGCTGCCCCACCTGCTGCCGCACTTGCTGCCCCACCTGCTGCCGCACCTCCTGATAATCCTGTGGAAGTAGGCGTGAAATTTGCGGAAGAATTAGGCCGCTCTCACAGGAATAAACCCGGCATCACAGTGGCAATTTTGAATGACGCTATTGAAAAATTCATGACGCAAACTAGAGTTGAGGACCGCAACCAGCGGCGGGATATGAAAGTCCTGATGATTGAAGCGTACAAAAAAGAAAACCCCGAACTTTTTAATCGGCAGAACTAATGACACAGTTTCAATCTGACCCATCCGAGTTGGCAAACTCTCTTAAAACCCGAGTCCCCACGAGGGGGGTTCAGCCTCCGCAGATTTCACCCGACGTTCCCAGTGGTGGCGGGACAGATTTGGATGAGATCTATAACCGTGCTTTTGCTTTTGCGACTGGCGGTTCCCCCGCCCAGCCAAGCCAAGAGCCTGCAAGCCAAGAGGTGACGCTGGCAGAGAATCTGATGGCCCCAATCACTGAACCCTTGGACACATGGGGTACAGCGGCGGGCGTGATCTTCAGGTCTACGATCCCCAAGGTTATTGGTGCCTTGCAAGATACTGCGGCAACACTGGCCACCGACGCGATGGTGTCCGGCATGAAAAAGGGGGCAAAACTTGGCTCTCTTCTCGGCCTCCCAATAGGGACCACCGGTTACAAGACGTTCGACGAGTTGATCGAGGCTGAGAGAAGGCCAGAAGAAACCGACGCCATGTTTCTTTCTCGGTGGATGATCGAGCAAGGCGTTGAGATGGAAAAACAGGGGGAGTCTTTTGCTGGCTGGCTGGCTCACGCACAAGGGGTTGCATTGCAAACCGGCGTCCAAGCCCAAGCGGACGCCAAAGACAATAGAGACTCTTTTATTGGATGGTCAAACGAGGATGGCAGATGGTTCACAATGTCAGCGGAGGAATACGCCGCTCATAACTTGAGGGGAGAAGCCAGCACTGATCCGGGCATTCAAACCGGCATGTTCGTAGGCAACGCTGTGTCAAGTGCTGTTCCTAGTGCGCTTGCAATCATTAACCCCGCTTGGGGGAAAGCGGTCTTCGGTTCTTTCTTTGCCCAAGGATTCTCTCAGGGTGCACAGAAGTACGACGAGTACAAACTGGAAAGGGGCGAGCGCCCGGATGACACATCAAGAATTCTTCATGGCACCGCCAGTGGTGCAGTAGAACTTATCTTTGAGATGCTTGGCGTCAAACTAAGCAAGAAGATTTTGAACGCCCGTCAGGCAAGTAAAGAGGCGGCAATCAAAGCCTCGGAAGACCTCGGGACTGCTATTGTCACAGGCAGGGGTATCAGGGGTGCGATGAGCAGGTTTGCTGATTCGCACAAGTTCACCCCCGTCATGACCAAGATTGCAGCCACCAATGCCGCAGAAGAGGTCGCGGTAACTCTCAGCAACAATGTAAGAGAAGTCGTTACATATGACGATGACTGGACGGCGAGGTCTCTTGCCCCAAGGATTTTTGAGGGCACCGCTTCCGCAGCGGCTGGCGGTGCTATTGGTGGTGCGGCGATTTCAGGGCCGGGCGCTCTGGCTACATCCATGCAGTCCCCGGCTGACATTGCGGCCAGAGAGCAGGCGGCACGCCTTCGGATGGCAATGCCAGCAGATCCAAAGCCTGTGCCATCGGAAGGTTTTGCCGAGGGGGAAGTATCTCTCGAAGAAGATCCAGACGCAGACCCTGCCATTGCAGACCTTGCGCCTGTTTTTGATCAGAACGCCACCGCAGCCGAGCGAGCAGAAGCAAAGAAGAACGCCAAGAACGAGGGGCAGATTCCAGAGACGGGGGAACTTCCAACCACCTCCGAGGCTTTTGTGAGTGAGGAACACGCAGAAGACATCGCAAATAACCACCCCGCGTTAGCCCTAATCCTTCTTGATAAAGCCAGAGGAAACAAGGGGGGGCTGCCCCGAAGGCTTATGAACCTTGTCTACGCCGGAAGAAAAGGCAAGTCAGTTGACTCTTTGTCAGCCGAGCAGCGTCAAGAGTTTATCAAGAACCTTGAAAAAGCGGTGAGCAAACGCCGGAGATCGGTTCCTCTCAAGAGCCGGAGCGATGACAGCCTTAGCAATTCCCAGCAAATCCTTAAGAGAAAACGAAACCGAACCGAAGAGGACAACAAAGAACTAGAAAAGATTCGGAACGAAATCGACCGACGAAGTCGGGCAGCCCAGAAGGAGCAAGAGGCTGTGGCCAAGGATGAGGCCGAGCGGGGGAGTGTCGCAGAAGAAATCGAATCTGAGGTGGCAGAAGAATACGGAATCGAAGACGAAACAGGGGAGTTTGAAGAAGTCCCTCAGGCTGCCACCGAAGAGGCTGTTGAAGAGACTGCCGAAGAGACTGCCGAAGAGGCTGCTGAAGAGGCTGTTGTTTCAGAGGAAGAGGTCGAGGCAGATGAGGCTAATATCCAGAAAATTGAAGCCCGTATCAACACGGCTGAAAGTGACCTTGAAAACGATTCGCTGAACGCCAGTGAGAAGAAGAAGATTAAGAGTAGACTTGCCACTCTGCTTAAAAAGTTTGACGAGGCAGTAGATAGTTACAACAGCAAGTATGCCGAATATGGCTACGCATGGGAAACGCGGGCGGAATCGGCTGAACGAGAAGCAGAAGAAGCAGAACAGGCGGAAATGGACGCGGCGACAGCCGAAGCGGAAGAGATGGCTTCCGAATCAGACGCTCTTGCCGGTAAGTCTTCCGAGTCGCAAGCAACGATGGCGGCTGCAACAGAGGCAGAGGATGCAGACACCGCAGCAAGGGCCAAGGAAGAGTTGGAAGAGACCGGCGACGAGGCGACTGGAGCCGTGGTTGAACGCCTGAACAAGGCGGGCAAGGCTGCAAGTGCAGCGGCTACAGTCAAGCCAGACCCGGCTGTGCCTGACAAGCCCAGCCCTGAGCAGGCAGACCCCGAAGCCCCCCTCGGTGTCTCAGGAATCCTCAAGAAGTTTGGTACTCGCCTTGGCATTCTTGCTGAAGGGGAAAGCGGTAAGCCTCTTTCGGAAATGTCAGATACCGAACTGATTGCTGAAGCCAAGAAAACCCCCGGACTACTTCAACCGAAGTACGCAACAAGGGGTGGGAAACTCAAAGAATCCAGAGCGTCAACTGTTGACATGATCATCGAAGCCCGAATGGCTGCGGTTGGCCTGAGTATTGAGACTCTGGAAAGTGCTGGGGTGTCAGGACGAGAAGCGGGCGACAAGGTTTTGCAGTACGCCCTTGCACCCCGCAGAAAGGGTGACGGCAAAGGCTTTGTGAAGACAGTCATTAGCAAGCGGCTGTCCAAGGCTGGCTTAGGCGACACGATGGATGCTGCTGTGGAAGAAGGATTCGGCAAGGCAACGAAGATGGAATCCAGCAAGGAATCTAAGAAGCCAACAAAGAAGGACAAGTCTGAATTTGAAACAGTAAAAGCAAGAAGGGAAGCCCAAGCGGCAGCCCGCCGAAAGAGAATTGAGGCCGCAAACGAGACGCTCAACCCTGACAGTATCGGGGTTGTTGGTGATCCCGTAGAACTTCCCGCCGATGAGACTGCGAAGACGCGGGCGAAGCGAATCAAGGCGGGGGTCATCAAGGCCGAGCGGCGCAAGGCCGTAGGAGATATGTCCAAGGCTGAGTTGCTCGAAGAGATCGTTGACGATTACGAAAGCGTTGACGAGTCTGGCCCGGCGGCTAACCCGCAGAAGAGAAAGAGCCTCAAGACAAAGGTTATCGGCTTGCTCCGTAGCGAGGGCGTCATGTGGCAGAAGCCTAAAGGCAAGGCCCAGATGGTTGAGATCGTCAACCGTATTCGCCAAGGAGAGTCAGCCTTTGACGGCAACCAACTGGCAACCCCAGAAAGCGAGATGACCCCCGGCCAGATTGAAGCCAAGAAGGCTCGACGCTTGGAAGAGGGGGAGGTTTCGGCTCGGCAGAAAGCAGAAGGCAAGAGGTCTGCCGAAGCGAGGCGTAAGGCTGGGAAAGAATACCGGGAAGCATTGGAAAGACAGCGGGCAAAAGAAGAGGGGCGTGGCACCGGCAAGCGCACCCTTCTGGAAGATGTCATGGATAGGGTTGCCGTCATGGTCGGGGCAAAGGGTGCCGTGGCAAGAAAGCGGGTAGATGATTTCATCGACCGATTCGAGCGCGGCGACATTGTGGGCAGGCCTAGCGCTGGCAAGAAAAACCGTAAGGGCGGAGTAAAGCGGTATTGGGCGAGGGCTTTTCGCCTGTCGCATATTGCCCAAGGCCCAGATGCGATCGTTAATGATCGTATGTCTCTTGAAGATTTTGCCCCAAGGCTTTGGGCTAGGATCAAAAACAACCTTGAGTCTGTGACAATCGGCAACGAGGCGTACTCTACTGACGCTGCGCTTCCAGAAGATATGTCTCTGGCAGACATCGACGCGATGCTTGGCACTGACTTTACAAGCATGTTGGAAATCCCTGATGGGCCAGAGGCTGACGCTGTTGCCTATGACATCATCAAGATGGTCAACATGAGCGCCGAAGCAGGGCAGATAGCATCCGAAGGCAAGACATTGCTTCAGAAAATAAGCAACGGCTTGATCCCTGTCTCGCTCAATCCGGTGACGGGCGAAATTACAATCGGCGAAGAGACCAAGCGTCCGGGTAAACCGGGAATGCAAGAAACGGAAGAAGGGGAAAGGCAGCGTGATGACAGTTGGGACATTCCCGAAGACCCCACGGTTACTTTTGTGGCTGACCCCAATCAGGAGGCCGAGGGCAGCGAGACTGACCCTGCAACCTTGGATGCAATCCTTGACGAAGAGGCAGAGGATGGCGACTCGCCGCTTGAGATGTGGTCAAGAGATGAGGGTGCGGTCACTACAACAGTTGTTCACCCCGATGACGTAGAGGCTATTGTGGAAGAGGTCGGTCTCTGGCAAGATGTTCGGGCTATCTGGAGAAACATTACAGGCAAGTTCGTTGGACCCGGCGGCACGTTTTCTGACTTCCTTGATTCGAGAATCTCCGCCGCCGAGATGAACCGGCAGGGTACTCAGGTCACCCAAGAAGAGGCTAATACCGAGATCGAGGGGGCCATCAAGAGTAGCGAGGGAAAGAAGGTTGGACTGAAGAAGGGTGACCTTGTTGCTGTTCCCGACTCAGAGGCAAACAAGGTTGAACTTGACATTGTCAAGAGGTGGAGGGCGAAGGGGCGTCGGGTTATTCTGATGCGAGCCAACACTGCTCGTGGTCATCAGATCAATGGCTTTGTATCCAAGGATTCAAACACGATTTACGTTCGGGTTTCAAGCCTTGGCCCGAATATGTTCTCAAACATCAAGGACAGATCCGCCCGAAGTGCTATCGAAAAAGAGTATGGAAGGATCATGCTGCAAATCGTGCGGCACGAGAACTTCCATCTCATTGAGAGAGACCCCGACCAGCAGGCCTATGTCTTGCTTGTTGACAATTATCTCAACCGTTCTACCGATGCGGGTTTTGCTGACGCTTTTGAAAGCGAAGAGGCCGCGTTCGCATACGCAACCGAAACCCTTGGCATGAGCGAGGGGACCGCAAGAGAGGCGGCCCAAACCAAGGGTGGCCGAGCGAAGATTGTCTCGGAACTCAGGGCTGAGGCAGCATCAGAGATCGACGCACTCAGGAGATCGGGAGGTGAATCTCTGTTGATCAACCGGGGCCTAATTGACCAGACTATGGACCGTGTGCGGCGAGTGTTTGCAAGGGCTGGGTTCCGGGGGACTCAAGCAAAGAACGCACTCCAGATGATTGAGTTTGATCTCAAGTTGGATGTAGCACAGTCTGCTATTCGGGCAAGGCAAGCAGCCGAGGCTGGTGGCAAAAAGATTGGCAAACTGTCCCCCGTAAGGTTCTCGGCAGACCTTGATATTGACGGGCAGCCAGTGTTCCACAACGCTGAAAGTGATCAGGTACTGTTCTCAATGGCATGGGCGGCGGAACAGAAGGATGTTCTTCAGCAGCGACAGAAGTGGCAAGACAGGAACATCAGGCTTCGCAAGGTGGTCGATGGTATCGAGACGGATATCGGGGCAAAGATTCCTGACAATATAAATCCATCCCAACTGTTAGACATCACGCCGGGGTTGCTTGCACGGCAGTCCGAGGGATTCATGGCTGGCAAGTTCAGGCCGCTGCTCAGACGAATGGCAGCGGTTGGGGTTTCTCCTTCTGAGATGGGTCGGTATCTTCACGCCAAGCATGCTGAAGAAGCAAATAAATACTTGGCCGAAAACAAATCGAAGGGGTCTACCGCAGAGGTCACCTCTGGCATGACCAATGATCAGGCCGAGGCTATTATCAAGGAGTTCGAGGAGGACCACGGAAGCCAGTTGGATGCCGTAAAGGAGATTGCAGAAGAGTTTCAGGACATTACACGGGAGACGCTTGAAATCCAGAGGAAGGCTGGCCTGATCACGCAGAAAGACTACGACCGAATCAAAGAGAAGTACAAGAACTACGTTCCCCTTGTTGACCTGACAAGGAGTGACGAGAAGTTCGTTGACTCTCCCGAGTTCAGCCAGATCGGCAACGCCATGCTTCACAGGCAAGGGCGAGAAGACAACGTCCTAGAGATGAACGATAAGGAGCAGGCCAAGTTCTTTGGTGGAATTCTCGCAAGCATTGCAGCCCAGAGAGGCCGAGTGATGCGTAACACCCTGCGGAATAACACTCTGATCAGACTGATGCGTCTCGCTGAGGCATACCCTGAACTAGGGTTCGAGGTAATCGAGGGGAAAAGAAACAAGGATGGCAGCCTCAAAAGAGAGGCTCTCAAGGGCACCCCTGTTGCTGTTGTCAGGCTTGACAAGGACACGGTCTTGTTTGGAAAGCCATTCAGGAAAGGCGAGGAGGTTGTTGTAAAAATTACCGACCCCGAGATCGCCAAGATGCTAAACACGAGGGCTTCAAGGCTGGAAGATATCTCTGAAGCAAGTGGTTTTCGATTGATTGTTGCCGCAGCAACGAAGTTCACCAGTGCCAAGCGAGCACTTGCTACTAGGTTCAGTGTCAACTTCATCCTGCCCAACCCGGTCAGAGACATGCTGGGCGCAAACGCCTCGATGGCTGCGATAGGTTTGGAAACATCCATCCCGCAGTTGGTCAAGGGTGCGATCGTTTCTTTCCCGACCATTCTCGCTAACACTGTGGGTGCTAGGTTTGGGCGTCTGGACACCAGTGATCCCCAGTACCAAGAGTACATCGACTCCGGGGCAAGGCAGAGTTCTTATCGAATCCAGTCCCCAGAAGATATGTACAGGTTGATCGAAAGAGATGTCAAGGCGGCATCCCGCAAAACCAAGGGGGGCAGGATCGCATCTGTTGCCGGTGCTCCGATTGCTCCGGTGAAACTTGTGGGTGCTGTACTGTCTGACTTGACCAACACTCTCGATGACATGGTCAGGTTCTCTGCGTGGAAAATGGCGAGAGCACAGGGTATGACTACCCAGCAGGCCACGGCGTTCAGCCGGGATGCAACCGTTGACTTCTCAAGGCATGGCGACCTTGGTGCGGCGTTCAACCAAGTGTTCGCGTTCTCAAATGTCGGTACTCAGGCGGGCGAGAAGTTGTACCGAATGTCTAGGAGTGGGAAAATGCGGAAGGTCGCAGCCCCGTTTATCAAAATGGGCCTGCTTCAGTCCTTGCTATGTGCCCTGTGCTTTGACGATGAAGAGTATGAAAACATCCGCGAGGATATCAAGCGGGGCAACCTTGTCTTGCCGATCCCCGGCATGAAGAATGAAGACGGCAGCCAGTATTACTTTACAATGCCCCTAGCCTATGGCCTCAACAGCATCCACAATGCAACAAGGCTTATCGGTGACTCGATCATGCGTCCCGCAATGGGAAGTTCCGGGCCGGGATTTGCTCGCATAGTTTCCGAGATGGCAAGCAGTATTTCCCAGATCAGCCCTGTTCACTCGGGAGACATACTTGCCCCCAAATCAAAGGTGCCGAAGGCCAACGTGCTGGTGGGGCTTCCGGGCGACATGGCGGTGCAGTCATCTAACTTCTGGATGACACTTGCACCCGACATTCTAGATCCCCTCGTGGAAGCGGCCACCGGATTCGACTGGACGGGAAGGCCCATCTGGCAGAGATCCTTCGATGACTCAACTCCTGACGCCCGAGGAAAACTCAAGCGGAGTACGTCGCCTATCTATGGTGATGTCGCTAGGCTTATCGGTGATGCCACGGGGGGGAATGAGGCTGGAACAATCGCGGGCAAAGTGGACCTCGCCCCGGAGACGTATCAATTCTTGATGGCTCGTACTTTGTTTGGGCCAGCACAAACACTGAACCGGGTGTCGAGCCAGATCTACAAGGTGATAACAGGTGAACAAGAAACAGCCTTTGGGATAGAAGACCCGAACAGGATTCCAGTTCTGAGAAGGTTTGTAGGCAAGACAGATTCAAGAAGCATGAACACTACGAGGTTCTACGAGTTCTTCAATGAACTGAAGTTGGCCAAGAAGAATGACAAGATATACGGAGAAGAAAGAGAAGCGGGGAACCTGTCTACCACCGAAGAAATCTTTGAGTTCTTTGGGGGCAAGGATGTAATCAAAAGGAACCAGAAGATCCTTGAACTTTCCAAGGATAAGACGGTCGCAGCCATCCTTACGAACATCCCGAAGTTGTCAAAGTTGGAGACAGAAGCAAGGAGAGATGGCGACTGGGAAAAACTCAGAGCCATCGAGGCCGAAAGACAGAAAGAGTTTGCGTATATCAGGAAGGTTTACAGCCCGGAATGAATCCAAAGAGAAGTCCAAGCAAAGTAATCCGGGTGTCGTCAGGGTTGTTCGATGAACTTGCCAGCATCGGAGCAAAGTTCGGGGTGTCAAAGAGGGATGTTGTTGACGCCCTGATTGAGGACTATCTCAATGTCTGCCGAAGGAATGGCGAAGGCATGAAGTTCAGGGTGTTCCAAGGCTACATCTCTCGTCTCAATATCAAAACAAAAAAACCCCCCGCCAAGCGTGAGCCTGACGGGGGGTCGAAAGGAGAAAGAGATGACAGTGTTACGCCGGAGGTTCCTGACTGGATGAAGTGATTCGATTCTCAACAAGGCGGCCCGGCCAGTACCGCCATCCGAATTCCCTATCACCCTTGGCCCTGCATAGTACCGGCTCGCCGCCATGCTTGAGTGCATTGTCAATGGCCGAATGCCAAGCCCTGATGCGGGACTGCCCCACGGCAAAGCCTCCAAAAAGTATTGACTGGCCGGGGATTCTTTGCGACTCTTCTATAGGAGACATTGGGAATTCATAGCAAGAGCAATGATTTTCCATCCCCTCGTTCTTCAGGGTGACGGCTTGGGTTGGCGAAATACGCACGTTTTCAATCTGTTCCATTTGATTTTCCTTGCATCCATCGAAGCGATGGCAATCTATTAAGCCCATTAGCAGGCAGGCAATAAGCACCAGCAAACGTGCCGGTATCGTTAGGGGAAATGGGTAGGTCTTCACGTTCAGCCCAGCCCATAAGGTTGACAGTAGCATCATCACCAAGGTCGGTGACGAGCGCTAGAATATACACAGTTCCATCTCTTAACTCTGCCGGTCTGATCGCTAGGTTGTATTCCCATATGGGCCTAGAGATTGATCGGACAAGACTCGTCTTGACATCCACGTTGAGGCCAAGAAGATCTTCTCCGTCATCACCAACACCAATGCAGGCATTCCTTGCCCGCCTTGTCAATTCCCACGCCTGTTTCGACCCGGTGAGATAGATAGAGAAGGCCATCTCCCCGAGCGCCCCAATGAGTTGATCCAAAGAAAGGTTTTCCTTTCTGGATTCTGCGTCACGAAAAGACTTGCCACCTAACTCCATCAGGGAAGCGTGAGACTTGGCCAGTTCTACTTCAGAATGGCTGAGTTTTATCTGCTGCACGATCGAGCCTCCTTGTGCTTGACCGATCGTCCTTGATCAGCCAGCCAGTCAACGCTGTGTAAGACGCGACATGCTCTGGGGAATCATGCCCGATGTTTAAGATGTTCGACTCATTTCTACCCATAAGAAATCCGTGCACCCATGCACGCTTGAGTGTGTTGGGCATACGAACGGTATGCTTCCTTATTGATACCGACCCAGCAGGATTAGCCTCGACTGCCTCTCTTGAGTAAGACTCAGCCTCGCGGCGGGTTGGAAAGAAAGTCTGAACCGTGTCCCCTAAAGAAGTAGTAACGGCTTCGCAAGAGTAAAAGAAGTGGGTGCTTAGTTCTGCCATCAGACAATTGACCCCCCGTTATCTTCGACCTTCTTAATGAGGAGGGCGACACCCAACCTCGCAGCGCCCGACCTGCTCATGCCGTGACTCTTACAGATCTCTTCAAAAGGCTCACGCATTTCTGCCGGAAGAATAACCAGCATCTTTCCTGTCTCCGAAAACATGGCGCGTCCGGAATTGTCGCCCCTGCGGGGCCTGCCTCGCTTTCGCTTGGTGGTGCTATCGCTTTTCATGATGGCATCTTGTGCTGCCTGTAGAGGGTTGACGGTTTGGTTGTCTTCGATGTCTTGTGTGTTGCTCATGTGATTACCCTAGTAGATTCCGGGGCGGGGTCAACCCGCTGCCGGAGAAAAAAGAAAAAACCCAGAGAATTGTGGTCAGGAAACTGAAGCCCCAAAAGGGCACGGTGATAGTCAGGCTGACATAGCCTGACAATGTCAGCGGACATAAGGGCCGAGGTCGCCGTTGAAGTTTGTGATCTGCGAGCACACTACCGAACTGCACGATGACAGTTCTTTAGAGGTAAGGAACACGCCTTGGTCAAGCATGTAGTGGCAGAACGGTGTCACGTTATCAGCAAGCGGCGGGTACTTGGAGATCGAACTTATCCATGATGTGATCTCTTCCCGCATTTCATAAACACTATCACCAAACGGGACAGGAATAAGAGTCACGCCCTGCCGGTAGCACTCTTTCATAGCGGCGAGGCATGGCGAGCCGAGGTGGTACTCTCCAGACGAACCATCAGGGCGTGTGTATCCAACCTTGCAATACGGTGATTCGTTTGTGAAGTATCCGGGGACACCATCAGTGAACACAACCATCACCTTTCTATTTCCCGAACCCCTGCTGAGTTGGCTCAACCCCTCGATGATCCCACACCCAGTGTTAGTGTTGCCCTCTCGCTTTGGGAACTTCAACTCACTCCGAGGGTTGCCCTGCAAAGTCTTGAGGGTGGTGATGCCCTCGCCGAAAGAGGTGACACTAGCCCGGCCACCGAGCATGTGAACCGCCCGTGTCAACGCACCAGCGGCATGAATCTCACGCTCGTACAGTGCTCGACTCAGGCTTCCCGAGCAGTCAACGAGAATGGCAACATCAGTGTTGACAACATCGACATCATCATCCCTGACAAGCACACGGGTAGTCAGGCCACTGGCAAACTTAGCGAGGTTGCCACGGTGAACCCTGCTGCCGCTACCCCGTGGCATGGTAGTTCCTTCATCGGAAGTAGACACCAGCGAAGATTCCACTCGGCGTGCAACAATGCTGCCCTCCAAAGCCCCGGCCTTGAAGCCGCCGGTCTGCATTTGATAACTCGGAGACTCCTTGTATACCGTGGCTTTCTTTACTGAAAGTTCCGATTGGGTCAACGCTTCCCGGCCATCAGCGTTAGGAGTCTTGATGCGTTGGGTGGACGCCTCGTCAGAGTCGATCGCATCGAAGGCTGAAGATGGGCTTGGCCTCTGGTTGCCGTCAGATATTCTACCCGCCTCGGCATCCTCTCCATCCTTGCCCTTGTTGCCATCTTCACCCTCGCCACTACTGCTGCCATCTTCCGCACTACCTTCCTCGGAAGAGGATGATTCACCTTGGCTCTTGGAGTCTCCACCATTGTCACCCCCATCCTGTGACTTGCCGTCACCCTCACTGTCACCGTCACCCTCACTGTCACCTTCACCCTCACTG